AAAGCACATTCAGTCTTCCAGACAGGCAGAACTTGCTCTGGAAGCAGCAAAAGATAACTGGAAAACTACAATGACACCTGTAGGTAGAGGTGGTGCATCTCCAACAGATTTTATTAATGCAATCAGGAATTCAGATGCATCTGCAACACTGACCGAATACTCTGTAAAGGAAATTCAGCAGGGTGTGAAGAGTGGTAAGTTTAATGTTTATCAACTTGGTGGAAAAGACTCCCAGGTCTTTTTTGGAATAAAAGAGACAGATTATGCAGCAGATTATGGATTTACACACCCTGATCTGGGACCAAATGAAAGGGCAATAGTAGGAGTTGTAAACAATGAACCTGGTGCAAAAGGTATAGCTGCACCTGGAGTTATGGGGAAAGCAATCCAGGAAGGTGCAACTGCACTGGATGCATATGCAGTTCCAAGTAAAAAATACCCTTTAGGTTTTCTGCCAAAGGTGTATAATGATTATGGGTTTGTTGAACTGGACCGAATACCTTTTGATGAAAAATATGTAAGGAACCCCAAATTTGGTGGTTCAGAAACCAAATACCAAGACCTCTTGGAATACTGGAGATCAACCGGATGGGATGAATCTCTTGGTATGCCTGAGTTGGTAATAATGAAATGGAAAGGTGACAATGCAATACGATCCGATGCAATTAGACTTATTAATGAAAATAGTAGCCTCAAACCTGGGGGACAGACTACCGGGATTAGTGAAACAGCAGAAACATATTCTGGACAACCAACTGGACCTGCTCATGGAAGACCACCAGGGTCAAGCCCAGGCAATAACCCCAGAGGAACTGGAGGGAGCGTACGAAATAGCACTACTCCACACTCCGGTCAACGCTTCAGTGATGTCCTCTCAGAACTCTCCCTCCTAAGTCCCAACCAACTCCAAAATCTTGGGTTGACTCCTGAATCTCTATTGTACTAATGGAGGTTCAATGGACGAAATAGATCAAGAACTAAAAGACTCCCAGAGAGCAGAAGAATTGCTGAATGACCCCCTTATTCAGAAGACTTTTCAAATAATGGAAGAGAAATATATTGATGCCTGGAAGGATTCTGACTTAGAAGATTCTAAGGGTAGAGAGATCTTATGGCAACTAATCTGGGCAATAGGACAGGTTCGGTCACATTTTACTGTTATAATGGAGAAAGGAGAGTTTCATAAATCGCAAATTAGCCGAAATATGAAACGTAAAAGTTAATCTAAATGGGAGCAACCTATGGCAGAATCAGGACTCCAACAGGCAGAAACAGTTTTTCAGTCAATGTTGTCCGGGGAACCCGAAAAACAACAGCAGTTGGAAGAAGTACCAGAAGAGGTAGAAGTTGAAGCAGAAGATACTGAGATTGAAGCCGAATCTGAAGAAGTCGAAACTGAGGAAGAGCAACCAGAAGAAGAAGAAGAGCAGCCTGATAAATACTACCGGGTAAAAAGAGATGGTGTAGAATATGAGGTGACGCTTGATGAGGCTTTAGCAGGTTGGCAGAGACAGCAAGACTATACAAAAAAAACGCAAGCAGTGGCAGAAGAAAAGAAGCAACTGCAAGCGGATCAGGAGGCTGCAAAAAATGAACGGTTGCAGTATCAACAACGTGTGGAACATTTGGTTCAGCAACAGGAATCTCAGAAACCAATAGAACCGGATTGGGATCAGTTGTATGAAGCAGATCCCCTTCAATGGATGAAACAAAAAGAAGAGTTTCGTTCACAGAAGGAGAGGAACCTGGAGTTGCAGCAGGAGCAGTTTAGAATCCGACAACAACAGGAATATGAGCAGCAGGAGCAGATGAAAACTCATCTGTCACAGCAGCACCAGGAGTTGATTGATGCAATACCGGAATGGCAGGACCCAGCAGTGATGCAAGCTGAGAAAGCTCAGATTAGAGAGTATGCCCAGACTATTGGATATTCTGCTGAAGAAATTTCTCAGGTTTATGATCAGAGAGCAGTACGTGCTTTAAGGTCAGGAATGATTGCAAGTGGATTATCAGGTAAGGGTAAAGTAAAACTCAAACCTGTAGCACCAGCAATTAGATCAGTCACACCAGGTTCGGCACCGGAGCAACCCAGAAAGCAGACTTCAGTTCATAAAGCAAAAATTCGGTTAGCTAAAACAGGCAAAATGTCTGATGCTGCTGAAGTTTTCAAACAACTGTTGTAAACTATAACATACTAATATAAAAGGACAATATGGCAAAAGTAACGAATGCTTTTGACACGTATACCTCTATAGGGAACAGGGAAGATCTTTCGGATGTGATATATAATATCTCTCCTGAAGAAACTCCTTTTGTCTCGATGGCAGGTAAAAGGTCAGTAAGCAATACTCTTTTCGAGCATTCTACGGAAAGTTTACCAGCAGTATCGACATCTGCTCAATTTGAAGGTGACACAATTGTTGCTACTGCATCGAACAATACAGTTCGGAACAGTAACCAGTGTCAGATCCTCTACAGAAGTGCAGCAGTAACAGGTACTGAAGCTGCAATAAATCGTGCTGGAGTAGCAGATGCTATGGCACATCAACTTAGTATCATGTCACGTGCATTAAAACGTGATGTTGAAAAGTTGATGCTTGGCAACTCTGTTAAAAACAGTGGTGCTGCAGGTACTGCAAGAACAACTGCAGGAATATTAGCTAAATTATCAACTAATATTTCAAAAGGTGGTTCAGGAGCAAATCCAACTGCAGCCCAGGCTGCTTTAGGAAGCACTGCACGAACCGATGGTACTGCAAGAGCTTTTACGGAAGTTTTAATGAAGGCAGTTATGAAACTCTGTTTTGACTCCTCTGGAGATCAACCAACAGAGATCATCATGTCAGCAGCAAATAAGCAGTTGGCAAGTGCCTTTTCCGGTAGAGCATCAGCAACTCAGGTTGTAGCACTTCCAGGAGCAAAAGATGAAGTGAATGCTAACGTATCCCTCTATTCGGGTGACTTTGGCGTTTATGCAATCCAAGCAGATCGTTTCATAAGAGGCGAGAAGGATGTGTTAATCCTTAACCCAGAATATGTGAAAATTGCTCAATTACGAGCTTTTGAGACCCAGGACATAGGCCGAACAGGTGATGCCCAGGGCAAATATATTATTTGGGAAGGTGGACTCCAGGTTGACAATGAACTTGCACATGGTCTGGTAGCAGATTGTGGTGGTTGATCATTAACCTAATCTAATCCTTAAACTACCCCTCTTTCGGGAGGGGTACCAACCAATTTTTCTGGAGAGAGAAATGGAAAGACTTGCCAAAAGCAACAACGAATTTAGGGACAGTAGATGGAGTTGAGACTGCAGTCCATACTGAAGATGGAACTGGTAAATTTCATATTACTAAGAAGCAGAATGTCCAGCCTACCCTAGACTATACAAAATACCTCAGAGAACAACCTGTTAACCGAAAGGCAGAAGACAGGCATATTGCAGAAATCCCCCCAGTATTAGCAGCAAAACTTATTAGAGATGGAATCCTGGGTGATTCCAAGAGACTATTGAAGTGGCTAGATATGCCCGAAAATAAGTGTTTCAAAACTGTTGAAGGGAGGTTGTCTTAGATGGCAATTAGCACAAAAGCAGAATTACACACTGCAGTTGCAAACTGGTTAAATAGATCCGATCTAACTGCCAGGATACCAGAATTTATTTCTCTTGCAGAGGCAGGATTCAATCGTAATCTCAGGGCAAGAGAGATGCTTGTTCGGAGCACTGCTTCAACAACAGGGCAGTATGTAAGTTTACCAACTGACTACCTGGAGATGCTGAACATCGAACTGACTTCAACTTCCCCCCCCAAACGACTGGTCTATATTACATCAGATAGATCTGATGATTACCGGGAACGACAAAACAACAAAACCGGAACTCCAGATTATTATACAATTGAAGGTACCTCAATCCAGTTATTGCCAACACCAAATGCATCAGTAACTGTTCAATTAAATTACTACCAAGATATTCCTGCACTTTCAGGTCTGGCAGATTCTGGTGACAACTGGTTATTACGGGCACATCCAGATATTTATCTTTATGGAACTTTACTTCAAGCCAGTCCATATATCATGGACCCCCAGTCTGCCCAGCAGTGGGATGCCCTATTGGTAAGATCAGTACAGGAATTGACTGCTGCAGATGAAAAAAGTAGGTACTCCGGTGGTACTTTAAATATGCGTCCTAAGTATGTCTACACATGAACGAGACATGGAACCAGGAACCAATTGGTCCAAGACTCTATGGTTCTGCAATATATGGTGATTTTTATTATGGTTCTATTGAGTGGACAGATGGAACATCACCTTCTGCAACCTGGACCAACTTAACTGATGCATCATTAACCTGGACTGATGATGTTACATCTATTTTTTTTGGTAATATTACTAATACTGTAGTTGCTAGTGTAGGAAGAAGAGTAACTTCCAGTTCAATTGTAAATGGAGGTGGATACTTCGGCAATTGGGCTAATAATGGAAATACAGGTGAATCTGATCATATATCTATAACTGCATTTGATAGTAGTGGTGGGTTAAGGGTAAGTCTTAATGATAGGTCTCGCAACACTGCTGAAGGTGGGACTTTTCTGGCGAATTCAAATCCAAGTGGAGGGTTACAAGATAATGATAAGATCATCTTCTGGGGTGAGGGTATCCCAAGTAATCTAGTTGCTGGCACTGTCTACTATGTAAAGCAGACAAGTGATGCTACTAAAATAAATATCAGGACTGATGTAGATGGCAGTGCAATTGCTTTTGTTGATGCTGGTAGTGGAATTCCTGCCGTTGCTCAGACTTCATCCCATATAAGTACAGCTTATTGTAGTACAACTTTTTTTGAAGCAACAGGAGGTTTTGGTTCAGGTTTTATAGCAACATATCATAGTGGCCCTGCAAGTGGAGGAATCGGTAGTGTAAATATAATTGCCCAGGGTAATTACACAACACTACCAACATCATTTACTGCAACTTGTCCAAGCACTCGTTTTCACTATCAGGGATATTCCGGTGCCCCGGCTTGCTTAGTAACAAATATTAGTTTTTCTGGTAGTTCAGATCTATTATTCACTGATACTGATCATACTCTAATTGATGGTGATGACATTCAGTTTACTACAACTGGCACATTACCCGGTAATATTACTACTGATACTAATTATTATGTAAGTGATAAAACGGCAACTACTTTTAAAGTAGAGACTGCAGTTGGTGGTGGCAATATACAATATAGTAGTGCTGGAAGTGGGGTAAAATATGGCAAAATTGCAACAACCTGGTCTGAACAGACCCCAGGTTCAATAACATGGGCAGAGGTATAAATGGCAAATACATTTACAAGTAATTACAATTTTGTTAAATCTGAAATTGGCGGAGATAACCAATCTTGGGGAAATAATCTCCATACGACACTAGATCTTGCAGATGTTGCAATAACAAAACTTATTGAGGATCAGTTAATTTCTGGGATCTCATCAACTGCAATTAATATAACTGGATCTGGATCTAATGGTATTATTTCAACTACTGCAAATTCAAAATATTTTGAAAGTATAGTAGTTGGAGATAAAGTTAGAGTTTCAGGTTCATCTGTAACAGCAAACGGATCTGCAGCAGCACCTGCAATTCATAAGGTAATTGCAAAAACAAGTGCAGATTCTATCACAGTTCTAACCCAATTAACAACTGATACAAGTTCTGAAATTACAGTTGCAAAAGTTCTGGAACCAGTCCATATCAACAGTGGACCAATTGTTTGTGCTCCACTTGCTAATTTAAGTGAAATCACCAGGGCAGCAGGGGGGGTAGGTCAACCAGGGTCAGGTGCAAATAAAGATGGTACTGATGCATTAAAAGCAAGTGGGAATGTAACACTTGGATCTTCAGCAAGTACCGATACAGTAACTATTACTGCTAAAATGACTGGAGATCTAACTCCAAGTGCAGATGGTTCTTATGATCTTGGGGCTTCAGGTGCAGAATGGGAGGATTTGTGGGTAGATGGAACTGCAAATATTGACTCTCTGGTTGCAGATACTGCAGCAATCTCTGGTGGTTCAATTACAGGAGGTACTGGGAAATTTACAACCCTGGCAGTTGGTACTGGAGTAGCCCCATCAGACGGAGCCACAATCAATATGACTGGTTATACAATTGGAACAAATGGTAAGGGTAACAGAACAGTTAGTGGAAGTGGACCAAGTGGGTCTGCTACAAATGGTGATGTTTGGTATGAGGTGGCGTAATGGCTGCACCAAGTTTATCTGTTAATGATAATGGCACCTGGAAAACAGTTAACCAACCTCATGTTAAAGATGGTGATGTTTGGAAGAATATCCATA